ATGAAACTAAACGCACGGCAGGTTGAGACGGCAAAGCCCCGCGAGAAAGACTATAAGCTGCCAGACGGCAACGGGCTTATCCTGCTGGTAAAAACCAGCGGGGCAAAATACTGGCGCTATCGCTATACATTTGCTGGTAAAGAAAAGATGCTGGCGCTCGGCGTGTATCCGGCGGTTTCGTTGGCGGCCGCCCGCGAAAAGCGGGACGAGGCCAGACGGAATGTCGCGGCGGGTATTGATCCTGTGAAGGTCAAAAGCCATGTTGCTATCGCTGCAGCAAAGACAATCACATTTAAAGAAATTGCTATAGAATGGCACGAATTCAAAAAACCTCGCTGGTCGCCTGGCTACGCTTCTGACATTCTCGAAGCGTTTAACAAAGATATTTTTCCCGCAGTGGGTCAATTGCCTGTTGCCGAGGTCGAGCCTGTTCAGATGCTGACCGCATTGCGGAAAATTGAGAATCGCGGTGCTACCGAGAAAGCTGCCAAAACACGCCGGTGGTGTGGCGAGGTGTTCGGCTACGCCGTAGCCACCGGGAGAGCTAAATATAACCCTGTCAGCGAGCTTAGCAGTGCAATGGAGGGGCACAAAGGTGAATCGTTCCCCTTCCTGTCCGCAGAAGAGCTACCTGATTTTCTCATTGCGCTTGAAGGGTATTCAGGAAGCCCGTTGCCGCGTCTTGGCCTGCAAATAATGATACTGGCTGGCCTGCGCACTTATGAATTGCGCCACTCTAAATGGGGCTGGGTAGACTTCGATAAAAAGGTTTGGGAGATACCCGCCGACGTTATGAAAATGGATCGCCCGCACCTGGTACCGCTTTCTAATCAGCTTGTCGTTTTGCTGAATGAGTTGCACGGCCTGACAGGTCGGTACGTTAATATGTTTCCCGGCAGGAATGACCCGTCAAAGGTCATGAGCGAAAACACTATTAACAGAATGATCCACACGCTGGGGTATAAGGGGAGGGTTGTAGGGCATGGCTTCCGGCATACGTTCAGCACCATTCTGAACGATAAAGGATTCAACTCTGATTGGGTTGAACTCCAGATCGCTCACGTGGATAAGAACAACATACGCGGGGTGTATAACCATGCCCTGTATATGGAAGGGCGTCGGGAAATGGTGCAGTGGTATGCGGATTATATCGACCAGCTGCGTTTTATTTAAAGAAACTGTTTTTTCCACTCTTCTACCTCGCCGCGCACCCAGCGGGAGGTTCGACTTCCGAGCTTTTTGGGCTTCGGAAACTCGTTATTGCTAATGCGCTCATAAATGCTGGATTTTTTCAGACCAACAGAGCGCTCCACTTCTTTAATGTTGATCAGGTCAGTGTCAGAGATAACCGGTGTCATGCTATACCTCGCTTTTTCATGGCATCGAGCAGGATGTCCTGCACAGTTCGTTTTGAGTCGCGCCGCTCCATCACCATTTCGTCCATAGTGTCGGCAGCGATAATGTGGTGAATGAACACCGGGCGGTTGTGCCCGGCCTGGATCTGCCGGGTTGGTCCGATGCGTTCGATAATTTGCTGGTACTGCTCCAGGTCCCACCAGTGCGAGAAAAACACCAGTATGTTGCCGCCGTCCTGCATGTTCAGGCCGTGGCCGGCGCTGGCAGGGTGGGCGAACAGCACCGGTATTTTTCCGGCGTTCCAGTCGCGCAGCGTCTGCGGGTCCTGGTCAAGATGGCGGCCACGGGGAAACGCTTTGAGCAACCGCTCGAGGTCGTGTTTCCAGTGGTAGGCAACCAGCACCGGCGCGCCGGCGGCTTCGGTGAGTATGCTGTCCAGCGCCTGCAGCTTTGCGTCGTGCAGTTCTGACCACGCCCCGGCGTCGTCGGTGTACACCGCGCCGCTGGCGATCTGCAGGCACTTCACCGTCTTTGCCGCGGCGTTCGGCGCTTCGATACCTTCGCCGTCCAGCTCCAGAAACATTTCTTTCTCCATCTCGCGATACTGCTGGCGGGCCTTTGGTGGCAAATCCACGCGGATCACGTTATGGATAGGATCCGCGATATCGAACCAGTCGGCGGCGTCCAGAGAGATAGTCACATCGGCCAGCGCCCGCTGTATCTCGCCCTGCGAATGGGCGAACGGCTCCAGCTTTGTCCAGCTCTGACCGGGGAACTGTATCGAGTTGAACCAGCGGGAGGTAAACGCGCCGTACGTGCGCCCGAGGCGCTGGCCCTGGTCGACGAACCACGCTTGGCCCCACAAATCCACCAGGCCATTTGGCGCCGGCGTACCGGTGAGGTTCACCCAGCGGCGGACGTGCTTATGCGCTACTTTGCCGAGCGCTGCTGCGCGCTTACCCCCGCCACGCAGCCGGAAGGATTTTAGCCGAGTGCTTTCGTCGGGAATGACGGTACCGAACGGCCAGCGGCCGCCGAGTTCTTCAACCAGCCAGGCCAGATTGTCGTAGTTAATGGTGAACACGCTGGCGTTGCCGTTCTCCAGCGCAGCAGCGCGCGCTTTGGCGGTGCCGACTACCGGCTGCACCTCGATATTGCGCAGGTGGCCCCACTTTACAGCTTCGTCAGGCCATGTGCTGGCCGCCACGCGCAGCGGCGCCAGCACCAGCGCCGGCTGTGTCTCGGCGCCACACATGAAGAGGTCTTCCAGCGTGGTGAGCGTCGCCACGGTTTTGCCCATACCCATACCCGCCCAAACATTGCAGCGCTGAATATCTATTTCGTGGTTGATGATGAGGTCTTGATAGGGGCGGGGGTTAAAGAGCTTAGAAGGAGCCATTAAGCCCCCTCAAGGTCTATATTCGGAAGTTTATAGTCAGGTATGGTTTCATCCAATACTCTGACGATAAAGTCAGCTTTAGGGTAATAAATGACTGTTCCAAAATCTTCGCTAAGATAGTGGCTCGAATTTATGCCGCCTGCGACGCTATCCCAGGTTAGCGGTGTCAGATTTGGTGTCCAAGCAACAACAGGGTGCGCGGCTTGAAATGAACCGGCGTTATCATACAGCACCACCCACCATCCGGGTTGGGCCAGCGTATATCTATCAGTCACAATATCCCCTCCAGATTTTTGTTATCCAGTACCACCACGGTAAAACCCAGCGCGCGCAGCCGATCATGCTCACGCAGTTGGTCGGCGCGGGGTAATTTACCGGGCGATTTGCACTCGACAAAAACGATGCGCCCACCGGGCAGCAGCACAATGCGATCTGGTACTGAGCGGCGGCCGGGTGAGACGAACTTAAACGCGACCCCGCCAGCCTTTTTCACTTCGGCGACGAGGTGCTTTTCGATAAGGCTTTCGCGTTCGTAGGCCATTAGCTTTTATCCTGGGGAGCATGACTGGCCCCCTCGATCGGCCGGATGGTTTCGAGCAGCAAACGCCGACGCGTACGCTCTGCGAAATGGCGGCGGCCGGTTTCTTTGTGGTAGCACTCATTCTTGCCGACTACCCACATAGCTTTCGTCTCGCTCAGTTTTACGGTCTTCGGTCCGTCGGCGGTTATAACGGTCCCTGTATGCGTTTTCATGATTGTCATAACACCGCCTCAAAGGCCCATGCGACCAGAGCCCAGCAAAACAGACAAAGTGCTGCTACCGTCAGCAGGATTTTTCCCCTATAGCTCATCGCAGGCCGCCTTACGCTTCTCGCGCATGTTCTGCATCAGGCAGAAATCATTCCGCCGTTCGCTCCAGTCCTGATTAAGCTCGTTGCGCGACTCGCGGTTGGCCTTCGCCCAGACCTTCGCCGCGCGGTCAAACTCGCCCGCCTGCTCCAGCTGCACGGCTTCCCGAGCAGACCGGTAATACAGCGGGTTATCTCTGTATTTAAACGCCATAGGGGTTACCTCAATCAGTGGAAAAGGCTTCATGGTCTGGTTCCAGCTTTACCATATCGCCGATAGGCATCAGCTGGATTTGATCGCTCTCAGACAGCGCGCCGAGTGTGAGCTTTGCAAATAGCTGCTTTTGGGACTTGGTGAGCTTCACCTGCGATGTGCGGCCATTGATCAACACAATGATCGCGAAGTTTTCGACGTTGCCTGTTGCCATAGCGTTTAGTCCTTGCGGTAGTGGTGCGCCTCAAAGCCGCCAGCGTTCAGCGGGATGTCGGGCGCCCATGCGGGGTTAGTGGAGAGCAGCGCGGAGAGCGCCGTATCGTTAAAATCTTCGGTATCCGGCGCTTCGGTCAGTACCTCATCGTGTACTGTGAGCACGATGCTGTAGCCGGCGTCCTCGATCAGCGGCATGTTCCCGGCCAGAACATCGCGGGCGGCTGCCTGCGTGACGTTCTCAACCAGCTTTCCGCCGTAGGTTTTCAGTCGCTGCCATTTTCGCGAGTAGGAGTTAACCCCCATGTAGGTGATATCGCCCTTCACGATGGACGGAGACGGGTAGCAGAGCGCGCGGCCGGACGGCAGCTGCACGCGCAGCCATGCACCATCCCGGCGCAGCTTCAGCACGCCGCAGTACAATGTTTTTTTCGGGGTGGCAATCGCCGCGCGGACGGTGCGCTCAAGCTGGTACCAGAAATCGCAGGTTTCCGGGTGCGCCCGGCGCCACAGACGTTTGAGAGAATCGCAGGCGATGAAAACGCGCTCGGAAAGACCGTAGGTCGCCTTGCGCTTCACCGACTCGGTATACCAGCTTTGCGCCTCGCGGATCACATCGCGGGGGATGCTAGGCAGCGCGGCGTCGGCCAGTTCTTCGAGATCCAGACCGTAGACCAGGGCGAACGTGACAAACGCGGCCACGCCGCCGCCGAACCCGAGGCCCAGCTCCATCACCTTGCCAATCTGCCGCTGATATTTGGTCACATCCTCCGGCGATATGCCGAAGGCGCTGGCGTACGCCAGCTTGTACAGGTCGTGGCCGCTGCCCGCATCGTTATCTCGGAACGCCCGCAGCTTCCACTGCTCGCCAGCCAGCCAGGCCAGCATGCGGCCCTCGATGTTTGACAGGTCGCTGACAACCAGTTTTTTGCCCTCCGGCGCGACGATGCAGCCACGGATTGCGGAGCTGGTCAGCTCCATGATGTTATCGAACAGCAGATCGGCGCAGCCCGACTTCAACGCGTCGATGCCCGCGTCGATTTCCTCCTGTTCAAGCGACGGGCGGGGGAGGTTCTGCGGCTGAAATAGCCGCCCGGCCCAGCGCCCGGTTCTCGATGCGCCGCAGAACTGCAGCGTACCGCGCAGACGGCCATCGCGGCTGATGCCTTTCATCAGCGATTTGTACTTACTGGTGCTGGTCGTGCTGGCCTGCAGCCGGATGTGCAGCAGTTCTTTTACCGCCGACGGCAGGTCGGGGTCGGCGATGCGCCGCTCCAGGGTGCTGCGCTGCATGTCCGGCAGCTCAACGCCGTACGATTCGACGATGTGCTTAATCATCGCATCGCGCTGTGTGGCCGCCTGCACTTCGCCATCGGTCATTACCTGAGTGCGCTTCGCCAGGCGTTTCTGCTCCTGGTCTACGGCCTCAATCGCAGCCAGCGCGAGCTGCACGTCCATGCAAACGCCGCGGTCGTTGATCTGCTGATCGCGGTGCCACAGCGCCAGCTCAGCGCCCTGATAGTTCCACTTTGGCAGCCGCTTATAGACTTCGCGCATCGCCTCGATATCCAGCCCGGCGTAGGCAACGAACCGCTGCCACTCTACCGGGTGTGTCTTGCTGGTTGCGCGGCGCAGCTTGCTGTTCTTCGGCCGTGGTTTGCAAAACAGCTGGATCAGCGCCTTGCCTTCTTTATCCTTCGCCTTGTCCTGCGGAACGCCCAGGACTTCGCAGAGCGCACCCAGCGCGCCGGGGAGGCTGTGGGCCAGCGCCTGCACCATCGTGTCGCGCCAGCGTTCCGCTGGCGGGGCCAGCTCCGGCATGGCATGGCGCAGCACCGTGCGGTCGAAGTGTGAATTGTGGAAATAAAGCAGAGTATCGGGGTCGGCAATCGCCTTGCGCAGACGGCTGGGTATAGGCTCGCCAGCGGTCAGGTCCCAGACGCTCACCGGCTCGTCGCCGATGGCCCAAGCGAACAGCATCACTTCGACGCCCTCAGCATAAGCGTGGGTGCCGTTGGTGATCGGGATTTCGCAATAGGTTTCCAGGTCGCCCCAGAGAATAGTTTCAGGCATAGATAGTCCTCGCGGGTGCTTTGCGAAAAGGGGGATGCTCTTTGCAAAACACCCGGCGCGTGGCCGGGTGGGGAGGGTTAAACCAGGTCTTCCGCGTCAGCGCCTTCGCTGATATCGTCGAAGTCGTCAGTACTCGCCACACCGCCGCCGGCGAACGCGTCACCGTCACGCAGGAACTGGACGCCGCTCAGCGATGCGTTCACGCGCTTACCGAAGTTGTTATCCTGCGCCCAGATATCGACAACGGCGTTAACGTAGCAGCCAGCGTACGGGCGGCCGTCGGCCTGGACCAGCGCGGTGCGGTCGCGGTCGATAACGGTGGGTCTGGCCTTGTTCGCTGCGTTCAGGAAGAAGTTACCTGGGAAGCCTTCGTACTCAGCCTTCTCGTCACCGTCGTGCAGGCACAGGTTGAGCTTTTTCTCCAGCTGGCCGTAGATGGTTTCCCACTTCTCGCCCCACTTCTCTTTTGCGACCTGTTTCAGCGCCCTGCGGACTTCATCAAGCTGCGGGTGTTTCGGGTCCAGCAGAAAAACCGCTGAGAAGCGAGGATCGCCCTCGCCGTTAACTGTTTTTGCTTCAAACAGGGACGGGAAGGCCAGGCGGACGTTGTTCAGTTTCAGTTTCATATTTTGTTCCTTAAATGAGGTCATCGGCGAGCGCATCGTCGGACACGTCGTCAAAATCGTTAACGGGGTTGATGGTGAGCGCTTCGCGCGGATCGGATTCGGGGGCCACGGTCGGTTTACCGGCAGCGCGGGTCACCAGCGCTTCGACTTTCGTCCAGCGGCGCGGGCTGTCTTCTTTGAGAAGTTTCTCTGCCTGCTCCGGGGTAATCACCGTCTGGTTGTAAAGCTGCTCCTGCTTAAGGCGGAATGATTTAAGCAGTTCCTCAGCGGTGGCCGTATCGCTCCACTCAGAGCCACCGGCGGGTTCATTAACAAGTTTGAACCCCGGCACTGGCAGCCCGGCTTTAAGATCGTCTGCAACCCTTTCCCGGACCGCGTTGCAAAAATATTCAATACGGGGAAGCTGGCTGTAAACCTCGGCCAGATGTTCAGGAGTGAGCTGGCTTACCTGGGCCATTAACTGCGTTAGCGGAAGCTCAAGCGGTGAGACGATTACGGAAAAATCTTCCAGCACCCGGCTGCTTGAGTTTGAGTCGTCGTTATTCATGAGAGCATTATCCTGTTTACGGGCCCAGTCTGGCCGTTTGAGTACTTCTATACCCTTCCACTCGTCCGACTGCCTGCAGCGGTGGAAGGTGTTAAGATCCCGGCGGAATACAGCTCGCCCGGCTTCCACGTCTGCTGTATCCAGCTCGAACACCCTGACGGGGTAGCGACCACAGTCGATGCTTTCGCTAACAGCCAGGAACAGGAAACTATGGCGCTCGCCGGTGGCGTTCAACGCACCCTCCCGGTACATAGCGTCCTGCACGTGATAGCGAAATTCTTCTACGTGCCTGGCGAAACGGTCCATGTCCGCGACTTTTTTCACGTCAACGATGATTCGGTGGTCAGGTAACCATTTATCCGGGCGGATCCGGCACAGCTCTCCGGTCTCCTTGTCCTCCCAGTACATCGAGGTTTCGCAATGACCTTTTGCTTCCAGCAGCCAGCGGGCCGTAGGGTGAGCCATCGCGCTCGCTTTCATCAGCTGCAGTTTGCGACCTTCCTCAGCCGTCATTACCGTCGCTCCGCGCTCCGCAACCTGCGTGAGAAAAGCCTCTTCATCCGCCTTTCCCTGGTTAGTCCTGCGGTTAAACGGCGGAGCGATGATGAATCTCTTTTCGAATTCATCGGGTTCCAGCAGCAGGCAATGCAGTGCGGTTCCCATATCCAGCGCGGATTTTTTCTCCTCGTCTTCCGGGGCTTCCCTTACCCACTCCAGAAGCGCCGGCGCTTTATCCAGCAGGTCAAGCTGGGATTTACTCACGCCGGCGCCGGCGTGGTAATCCTCGTTGCTGATATCGAAATAAATTCCCGGCTCCATAAATCAGCCCTCCAGTGCTTTTTCGGCCTGGGCGACCAGAGAAGCGAGGTCTTTGTCTTCAACTTCGCCCAGCTTTTTGGCGCCGAAGCTGTCCAGGATGCCAACGGCCTCAGCACGATAACCGCCCTTGCACAGCGTCTTGATGCACTCTTCAGCCTGTTTGCGCAGCGCTGCGTAATCAGGTGCATCGGCCGTCGTGCTTTCGCCCTTATCTGCGGACTCTTTGAGCTGCAGATATTCGACCTTATTGATTTCCACGGTTAGCCCGTCGTCGAGAAGTGCATTAAGACCGTCGATGTCGTCAACACTGCCGAACGCCTCGCTTTCCGGGTGTTTCCAGTAGAAAGGCCCTTTACGCGCCTGCTGCTTCTCTTTGCTGCTGGCTTTTACCGTTTCGCGATATTGCTGCACCTGAGCGGCGGCCCCGGGCTGAACTGCGGCGCCGGTAGTCAGCGCTTCGATAAGGCGCTCAATCAGCGCGTTGTGCTGCGTCAGCAGCTTGTTATTAAGTTCGAGACTGGTTTCTAAGCTCATGGGTTATTCCTCAACTTCTTCAAACAGGCCATCTGCGTTCAGGGTGTACCAGGTATCAGGCTTAATGCCGTTCTCGCCGACTTTGCTGGCGCGAATATGGATAAGTTCACCGTCTTCATCGCGATAGCAGAGGACGATGGCGCTGGATGCGGACGCGCGGGCTTTGCTCTCTATGCCGAAAGCTGCAGCCACAGAATGGGATCCGCTAACCTCTGCGGCGGAGTAGTCGCCGGTGTTGCTCGCGGCGGACTGGTAGCCGGTGTTGCTCGCGGCGGAGCGGTTGCCGGTGTTGCTCGCGGCGGAGTAGTCGCCGGTGTTGCTCGCGGCGGAGCGGTAGCCGGTGTTGCTCGCGGCGGAGTAGTCGCCGGTGTTGCTCGCGGCGGACTGGTAGCCGGTGTTGCTCGCGGCGGAGCGGTTGCCGGTGTTGCTCGCGGCGGAGTAGTCGCCGGTGTTGCTCGCGGCGGAGTAGTCGCCGGTGTTGCTCGCGGCGGACTGGTAGCCGGTGTTGCTCGCGGCGGAGCGGTTGCCGGTGTTGCTCGCGGCGGAGCGGTTGCCGGTGTTGCTCGCGGCGGAGCGGTTGCCGGTGTTGCTCGCGGCGGAGTAGTCGCCGGTGTTCGTCTCCTCTAATGATTTATCGACTCGGCTCCAGACCCATTCAATGGCGCGGGTAACCAACTGGTGCACCGATATTTCAGCTTTGATGGTAATAGTGGCGCTGGCGATTTTGCTGTCGCCACCGTCCTCTTTGCTGATCTGGCCGTCTGCAACTGTTTCGGCGTAACGGCTATCGGTCGGCGGGTAATAGCTGAAGCAGTCCAGCGGATACTCGCAGGAGTGGAAGCCAGATGAGCAGGCTTCTACGTCGCCCTCATGCTCGAAGGTTTTACCCAGTTCAAACTGAAAGCCGCGGCAGGTCATATCCTGTTTGAAGCCTTTAAACGTCGTGATTTGCATTAAGCAGTCCTCGCTACAAGGAGAATGAAGGTAATAGCCATAACGCACGCGGTAGCGAGCGCCAGGCAGGAGGTAAGGTCGAAGTTTTTACGGCGCCAGCGGAGCACGTCGCGCCCCGTCAGTCGGTGGAGGTATTCAGGTTTCATCGGTTGTGCTCCTTTTCGTGTCGGGGAACGCACTGCGCTGAATGCGTTTTCGGACATAAAAAGGCCCGCCAGGGAAGCGGGCAAAGACTACACACAGCATTTACAGGGGATGATTCGGTGGGGAGGGTTAGAATTAAACTTCGGCTGCCAACTCGTCGCGGATATCGCCAGCGGCCATCATTAGATCCCAGTCGTTATCTCTCAAAGCCTCTTCAGCAACGCGCCAAGATACGTTGTAGCGTTTCATCAGGAAGTTGATTAATTCTTGTTTGTTCATCGCGTTCACCTTTTTCAGTGGATTAGTAAAAGGCCGAAGCCTTTGATTAATTCACTACCCCGTATTGCCAGCATCCTGCTCCGCCACGGTTCCGACGCATGGTTTAAAGTCGCGCCGTTCGACTGATGGTTAAGTCTGGTATAGATAACTTAACCTTTGACGCATAGTTAAGACCTCTAAACGATTTAAGTCAAGAGGTGAAGTTAAGAAAAATGTACTTTTTTACGAGTAGGTATAGAAAAGCCCACATATTGTGGGCTTGGGGAATTTGCAGGAATAGCGTTTAAAGCAGAACTGAGTACCAGAATACTTGCCCAATTATTTTTATGCGGTTAGCGTCCTGGTTGAAATATTCTTCGTCGTCGTATTCATCACGGTTGTAGGATCTGATGCGATAGCCACTCGGTAGGCGGTACAGCAGTTTTACACGTAGCAGCCCGTCCTGGTCTATCGCATACATCTTCCCGTCCTTGACGCTATTTTTCGAGGTGTCAATCCCTACCACCGCGCCGTCGGGGAGAACTGGCTCCATACTGTTGCCGTAAACGCTAACACAGGCTGCGCAGCTGACATCGACACCAGCCTTTCGTAACGTGGATTTGGCAAATCTTAATTTGTATCCCGTATTGTCGAGATCCACGTATGTACCATTTCCGGCAGACAGCTCAATTTCCTGATAGAAAGGTATTTCCACTTCATCATCCTCTAGCGGTGTGGCTGAATCCCACACTGAAAAACCGCCCTCAATTCTTGCGTTAGGCGTTACGTCTTTAGGCTCTACGTTTTTACCCGTCAGCAGCCATTCAGGCGTAACGCTTAGCGTCTCCGCCAGATTGATCAGGTTTTTGCCATTCGGCGTAGTGCTTCCCGATTCCCACTGTGAAATGGTTGCTTTAGTCAGGCCAATACGTTTGGCGAGAGCGTCCTGTGTCATTTGTGAGTTGCGGCGCGCTTCGCGAATACGATCGTTAATCATGGAGATACCCTCATTTAGTTTAGTTAGCTTAACTCAGCCAGGGTATCGTGTTCTTGACTTATTTGTTTAGTTTTCTTAACCTCAGTTAATCTTCCTACATCCAAGGTATCGGATATGAAAAAGTCAAAAGCTATTGAGCTTGCTGGCGGTAAAGCCAGGTTGGCCAGATTACTGAAAGTGACAAAGGCCGCAGTCTCTCAATGGGGTGATGATATCCCTGAGCTGCGCGCTCTCCAGCTTGAAAAAATATTGAGCAAGAAATCAGCAATAACTCAAAAGGCGTAACCCATGCCAGATATCAAAACCTGGGGGGCTACGCCTGACGAGTGGTTCCACTTCGACCTGGTGCTGGGCCGCATGGACCAGCTGCTGCCGGTCGTCTGCAACCCGGCGGCGGCCATTTCCCCCGACAGTAAGCTGAAAACGCTGGGCAAGACGCCCAGCCGCTACAACCGTGACCGCTTGGTAACAGGCATCGCACAGTGGACCGCGCACGTTGTGTCAGAGCAGGACCTCGCGCGCTGGTCGAAAGAGCCTGATTACGGGGTCTGCGTGCGCACCGGCGGCGGCTGGCTGGCGCTTGACTGCGACAGCGAGGACGCTGGCGTGCAGCAGACCATCCGCGGCCTGCTCACGCAGCTGCTGGGCGAGGTCCCCCCGCGGCGCTGGCGCGTCAACAGCAACAAGTGCCTGTACCTGCTGGGCATAGCGGGCGATTACCGCAAGCGCATTCACCGCCTGGAAGGCGATCTCGGTATCATTGAGCTGCTGGCGGACGGGCAGCAGTTCGTCGCCTGCGGCACGCACGGCAGCGGCGCCCGCATTGAGTGGGACGACGGCCTGCCGGATGAGCCGCCGGTGCTGACAGCCGATCAGCTCGAAGCGCTCTGGCAGGGGCTGGCCGATGCGCTGCCGGTGGCCGTCACCACCGAAGCGGGCAGCAGCAAGATGCGCGACCGCTCAACGTTCACGCCTGGCGCCACTGATGAGACGGCGGAATACCTGGACGCCAACGGCTGGACGCTGCTCGACGGCGCCAACGGCGAGCGGTACATCCGCTGTCCGTTCGAGGACGGGCACAGCACCGGCGGCGACCCGACCAGCACCGTGTATTTTCCGGCGGGCACGGCGGGTTTTGACCTCGGCCACTTCAAGTGCCTGCACGCCAGCTGCGCGCACCGTAACGACGGCGACTTCCTGAATGCTATCGGCATCCGCGACGACGATTTCGAGGATCTGACAGCAGATGAAGAGGGTGATAAACCGGAGTTTGTGGATATCAACACCGACATGACCAGCCATTTCCTTGACCGCTTTATTTATGTCATCGAAGGGGACCAGGTGTGCGACCTCAGCCGACCGCCGTACCAGTGCATTATGGACATGAAGTCGTTCAAGAACCTGATGGCACCGTACCAATTCCCGCCAGAAGGGAAGGGGCAGCCTGTCCCTGCAACGAAGCGCTGGATTGAACATCGCCATAAGAAGATCGCTGAGACGACAGGCTATAAGCCCGGCGCAGGGCGTATTATCGAACGCTTCGATGGGAGGTTCGAGATTAACGAATTTTATATGCCTGAGCATCTGCGTACGCAGGACGCGAGTAAGGTGTCCACGTTCCTTAACCATATGGCCTATCTGGTCCCTGACGCCTGGCAGCGCGAGTTCTTCATTGCCCGTCTGGGATGGATGGTGCAGCGCCCGGAGCGCCGCTGCCCGATCTCCATCCTGCACGTGGCAACCGCACACGGAACGGGGAGGGGATGGGTCAGCCAGCTGATGGAGCGTGTGCTCGGCCCGTGGAACTGTGCCCGCACCCGCATGAAGATCCTGTGCGATAACCAGTTCCACGATTATCTGCACAACACGCTGCTGTGCACCATTGATGAGGTGCGCGAGAACGACAAGCGCTACGAGGTCAACGATAAGATCCGCGACGTACTGACCGAGCCGCGCTTCGAAGTGAACCGCAAATACGGTAGTAAAAAGACGATAGATATTTATACCGGCTTCCTGTTCTACACCAACCACTTCGACGCCCTGGCGCTGCCCGAGGAAGACCGCCGTATTGCGGTGCTGGGCGGCCCGGACTTCGCCGCCAGCGAAGAGCACTACGCCAGCCTGTACGGCGCGCTGAGCGACAGCGATTTTATCGCACAGGTGTACTGGTATCTGATGGGCGTCGACCTGTCCCGCTTCAACTGGCAGCGCGCACCTGAGACGAAAGAACGCCAGCTGATGATAGAAAGCAACAAGAGCGATGTGGAAGCCGCACTTATCGAAATCCTTAATAACCCGCCAGCACCGGCGATGACCTATCAGCAGATTGTTAACGCAATACTGGCAGAAGCGGGAATGGATGTAGAAATTAACCAGAAGCATATAACCCGCATATTGAAAGAAAGGACAAAGCACGAACCCGTGCGCGTAAAAATTGACGGATTCGTTTATAGAATTTGGCTACTTGTAAAAAACCGCGAGTACAGTAATGAGGAATTACGCGAAATATATAAAGCTTGTGATGTTTTACAATCTGGGTTGTAAAAAGGTGACGGCTAGGTGACGGCAAAACGGTTAAGCGTCACCTTGGAAATCCCAATTAAATCAGTGTGAAAGTTGTAAAAGGTGACGGGTGACGGCAGAAATTAAAACTATATGCGTGAGAACTTAGATTTTAGGTATTATACGATCTCTTATGCATATAGAACTCAAATCAACCGTCACCTGTCACCAGAAACACTATTAGGCCTTATGCAGCGCGCTTTGTAGCAGGTGACGGATAGGTATTTACGCGTCACCTATCCGTCACCCAGAAAATAAACGCGTAGAAATTTCCAAACAACAAAATGGAGAAACTGAACATGCCACAAATATTCCGTCAATGTATGCCCTACGGCATCCGCAAGACCGCTAACGGCTCCTGGGAAGCTTTTAATCGGGACTATAAGCCCTTAGGAGAGCCTTTTGTGTTCAAAAGAGCGTTAAGCCAGGCTACACGTGATGCATTGGCGCCACCTCCGGTGACCCAACGGGAAGATTCCGTATGGCTGTATAACGATAGCGAGCACCCCATGAAATCCGCGGCTTACTGGGAGGCCTACTGTCAGCGGCTCAAACGACTTTCCAGCCTCAAGCTGAAAGACGAGGCGTAATGACTATGCGCGCACGTCAAAAGCTAATAAAAACCGCTCTCTATGCTCGCGCGTGCGCGCGTTTTGCGAGGTGACTTATGCCTGTTGTCGCAACGTTTAAAACCGACTGGTTCAGGGTAATCAGCGACATCACCAGAACGGGGATCCCACTGCAGGAAATCGCCCGCGAGCTGGACGTGTCGAAGTCTGCTATCATCGGCTGGAAGCAGGGTGCAGCACCGAACCATCACACAGGTGAAGCGCTTATAGACTTCTGGTGTTACGTGACGCAGCGCCCGCGCTCCGAGCTGCCGGCGCAGGTCACATCACGACGGTTCGTTTACGCCTGGCGCGCTAAGCGCCTGCCATCATGAAAAATTGCAAAAACAGGGCGTTCACTGGTTAAAAACGCTATGCAAAAATCGCCCTGTTTTATGCACGCTTTATGCAGTCAATTTTCACACCTTCCCGCCAGCAAACCGCAACAAATAAACCCTTCACGCTAAATCGGTAATGAGTGTCGATCGCGTGGTGCGCGTAACGGTCATTATGTTAAATAGGGCCGTTTTTTAACAAAAATTCATTTGGTCAGGATCCCGACCGCCAGCCCTGCGCACACTACAGGCTCCACGATTCACAGGAGCCACCACAATGGCACGACCAAAGAAAGCCGTCGAAGTACCGGGCCAGGAGTCAGCATCCACTGAGTCCGCCGGCGCGAAAACCGCAGTCGATCAGCAGCAGGTTATCACTGTCGATAAACCGCAGCCGAGCGAAGAGGCGCTGCAGCTGGAAGCCCGCAACACGCTGCTGGCGACCATCAACGAACAGGGCGCTGCCATCATCGCGCGCTTTGAAGAATACGGGTTCACTGACGTTGTTGACCACCCGCTAACTAACTGCCTCGAATTCCTCCAGCTCGTCAAAAAAGCCACCACGGCAGCCCCCGCTGCGCCGCACGGCTACGTGACGAACGAGGAGGGCAAGAAGCAACCCGCCGCCGGTAAGCCCGTTCTGACCGAGCACGGCTGGCACGTACCAGGCTGAGGAGAACGCTATGTGTGGAGGTGGAGCACCCAAGGTCGTACAGACCGACCCGCAGGCCGAGGCAGACGCCGCGGCAAACGCAGCCGCCAAAGCGGCAAACGCAGACGCGGCAGCGCGGAAGAAGCGCAAGAAAGGCTCGTCCCTGCTGGCGAGCGGCGCAGAAGGCGCTGACGATTCCGGCAGCTCGCTGTTGTCTACCGGCGCCCAGGCGCAGAAAAACACGTTAGGGGCGTGATTGATGGAAAACGTGGCCGCAAAGCTGATTAAGCGTCTGGACGCGCTGAAAGCCAGCAGGCAGCAGCACGAAAGCGTCTGGCGGGAGTGTTACGACTACACCTATCCGCTGCGCGGCGCGGGATTCTCTGAGGAGGTGCTCGACGCTCAGAGCGCCAAGCACAAGGTGGCGAAGCTACTCGACGGCACGGCCACCGACAGCGCACGCATGCTGGCCTCTGCTCTGATGTCGGGTATGACGCCCGCTAACGCGCAGTGGCTGAATCTGGACAGTGAATCGCTGCCGGACGATGCGAAAGCCTGGTTATCCGAGTGCGCCACCCTGGTGTGGGAGAACATTCACGCGGCCAACTTCGACGCCGAGGGCTACGAGGCCAATCTCGACGTGGTGTGCGCCGGCTGGTTCGCGCTGTACATCGACGAGGACCGGGAAGAGGGCGGCTACACGTTCCAGCAGTGGCCGCTGTCGCAGGTGTTCGTCACCTCAACCCGGCGCGATGGCATCGTGGACACGGTATACCGCCGCTACCAGCTGACCGCCGAGCAGGCTGTGAAGGAGTTCGGCAAGGACAAGGTAAACGCCAAAATCCTCGACGCAGCGAAGAACAAGCCAGACGACAAGTTTGATTTCCTGCACGCCATCTTTCCCCGCGAAAGCTACGTCGTTAACGCCCGCCTGGCGCGCAACATGCGCTTTGCTTCGTTCAACGTCGATATCAGCAACAGGCAGGTGGTGCGCGAGTCCGGCTATCACGAGTTTCCCTGCTGCGTGCCGCGCTGGATGAAAATTCCGGGCGGCGCGTACGGCATCGGCCCGGTATACGACGCGCTGCCGGACTGCAAGGAGCTGAACGAAACGAAGCGGATGGAGAAGGCCGCCCAGGATCTGGCAATCGCCGGGATGTGGATTGCGGAGGATGACGGCGTGCTGAACCCTCGCACGGTCAAAGTCGGGCCGCGCCGCATCATCGTGGCGAACAGCACCGACAGCATGAAGCCGCTGCTCACCGGCGCAGATTTCAACGTCGCGTTCACAGCGGAAGAACGGCTACAGGCAGCCATCCGCAAAATTATGATGGCTGACCAGTTGCAGCCTCAGGACGGCCCGGCAATGACTGCTACCGAAGTGCACGTGCGCGTTGCGCTGATCCGCCAGCTGCTCGGCCCGGTGTACGGACGTTTCCAAGCTGAATACCTGCAGCCGTTGGTTCAGCGCTGTTTCGGTATTGCACTTCGCGCTGGCGTATTCAGCCAGCCGCCGGAGAGCCTGCAGAATGCAAATTTCAACGTGCGCTACATCTCGCCGCTGGCCCGCGCGCAGCAGCTGGAGGACGTGACGGCAATCGAGCGCCTGGGCGCTAACGTTGCGAACATGGCGGCAATCAGTCAGGACGTGGTTGACCTGGTGGACACCGACGAGGCAACGCGCGTTGTCGCTGATGCCTTGGGCGTTCCAGCAAAAGTTATTCGCAGTGCGGACGCGGTGGCAGACCTGCGCCAGCAGCGCCAGCAGGCGCAACAGGAACAGGCAGGGCAGGCGATGATGATGCAGGCAGGCAGCGAGGCAGCAACCACTGCCGGGCAGCAGGTGGGCGCTGCGCTGGGTCAACGGGTAGCGGGGGGCTGATGGCAATCAAAAAACAGGTATCGCCCGCGGACTATAAGCGGATTTTCGAGGAAATGGCGGGCGGGCCGCAGGTGCTCGACGAACTGACCCGCCGGTTTGGCCGGGCGGCATACGTCCCCGGCGGCACCGAGGGCGACCGCGAAACGTGTTACCGGGCCGGGCAGCGTTCCGTGCTCGATTTCATTCTGATGCAGATCAACAGAGCAGACGGAGTAAACGACGATGTGGAAGATTAAGCACTTATTCATGAACGCCGAGCAGGGCGCCGACGCGCCGGCAGGCAATGCGGGAGGTGGTGATGCTGGCAATGATGGTGGTACTCAGAATGCGAATGCTGGTGCTCCGGCTGGCGGCTCGCTGCTCAGCACCGGCGCAGATGGTCAGGGCCAGGGCGAGGACGGATGGTTACCTGAAAAATATCGCGTTATGGGCGCGGATGGAAAAGTCGATATCGCAGGCTCTGCCCGCAAACTGGCGGACGCTCACACGTCGCTGGAGAAACGCCTGGGCAGCGTTGGCACGCCGCCGAAAACGGCTGATGACTACACCCCGGATGTGAAGGCGGAAGGGTTCAACTGGGATGAGTTCAAAGCCGATCCGCGCATGCAATCTTTCATGAAGACTGCACACGCCAAAGGCATTACCAACGACCAGATGAGTTTTATCCTGGGCGAGTACGCACAGCGCGCCCCTGAGCTGGCGAACGGTGCGGCTGAACTGGACGCGGAGGCCGCGTCAACGTCTCTGCGCGAGGTGTGGAAAACTGACGCCGAATTTAAGCAGAATCTCAGCCTGGCGCACCGCGCGTTCACGTCGCTGGCAGGGCCGGGTGACGACATCGACGCGATCGGCAACAACCCGATGGTGATCCGTATGCTGGCGAAAGTCGGCGCGGAAATGCAGGAGGACGCGCCGGCGGGAGGCGATATTAACCTTGCGGAGCAGCAGTCCATCCGCGACCTGATGAAGTCGCCAGCGTACATGAACCCGAAGCACGCCGACCATGAGCGCGTTTCTGCCCAGGTGAAGGCGTACTATCAAAAAACCTACGGCGACCAGACCGTCGCGTGACATGTCACAGCAACATAACCCGAGGAAAGACCAATGAGCGAAGCAAAACCGCAGGATGGCAGTACCGTGAAAGGCTATAGAAAATTAAGCGATGCAGAAATCGCAGCAATGAATTGCCTAAAAGAACTGAGTCGCAATTTTATTCGCGAGTTGCGAAATATTCAGATGGATTTGTTACCGCAGGACCCCGCGCTCTCTGATCGCACCGCTGCTTATCGTAGCGCTGCGTTGGCGACCACAAAAATGCAGGAAGCCTGCATGTGGGGATGTCGTGCGGTGGCCCGCCCGGATGGAGACTGCTAAGTATTCCTGCCTACACAGAGCCAGCCTAACCCGCTGGCTTTTTCATTTGGTCGGGATTCCGACCGCACACCTGCCTGAAAATCCCTCCACAACCAGCCCGGCGGGGACGCCGGATACCTGATTTCTCCCGCAGTGCGTCAGCGCCAATCGCATTGTGATAACAGGGCCGGGAAACCGATACCCCGCAGGCGATAATATTTTGGAGTGATTGTTATGGCTTTCGATGCAAACAAAAACATGATCACTGCGGCATTTGTCACGCAGTTTCATGACTCGTTCGAAATCGCGTCTCAGCAGAAGGATTCCCGCCTGCAGGCCGCTGTCTCCGATCGAGGTCGCATCACCGGTGCGTCGTTCACGATTAACGACATGGGTACCATTGAGATGAACCAGATCACCGAGCGCTTTGGCGATACGGTGTGGGATCTGCCTGAGGCCGGTACGCGTAACGCGCTCATGGCGGATTACGGCGTGTTCGTGCCAGTGGAGAAGCGCGACCTGCGCAAGCTGATTGCTGACCCGCAGGGGCCGTACCTGCAGCTTACCCTGGCCGCCGCAAACCGCAAAAAAGACGACGTTATCTATCGCGGCCTGCTCGATCCTGTTATGCGCAAGACGTCAAACACAGGCGCGTTTGCTCCGGTCGCGCTGCCCGCCGCGCAGAAAATTGTTGCCGGCGGCACCGGCATGACCAAAGCAAAGCTGATCGCTGCTAAGGCGATGTTCCGCCGCAACGAGTGCGACGAGCAGAACGGCGAAGAGCTGTTCATCACCTACAACGCCGACATGCTGACGCAGATCCTCAGCGACACCACGCTGACCTCTGCCGACTTCATGGCTGTGAAGATGCTGCAGGAAGGCGCGGTTTCCGGTAACTGGCTGGGCTTCAAGTGGCTGGCTTACGAGAAGCTGGACTCAGCCACTGCTGAAAGCGTTACTACCAAGACGGCGGCCGCCTGGTGTAAATCTGCTGTGCATTTCGGTACTGGCGAGGAATACAACGTCGATATCGGGCCGCGCCGCGATAAGAACAACACCATTCAGATCGCTGTTGATGCGTCCTACGGTGCTGGCCGCGCCAACGAGAAGAAAGTCGTCGCCATCGATTTTGTTGCATAAGCCGCTGGTGTTTGCCGGGGGTCGCCCCCGGCCTTTTTTCATCTGAGGTATTGCTATGGCATCCAGCGTATCAATCTGTTCTAACGCCCTCCTGGCACTCGGCGCGCACCCCATAAACTCGTTTGACGAGGCCACCGAACACGCCCGGCTGTGCGCCAACCTGTACCCGACGCTGCGCAACGATCTGCTGCGCCTGCACCCCTGGAACTGCGCCGTTAAGCGTGTGGTGCTGTCGCCGTCCACAACGGCACCCGCGTTCGATTTCAGCTACTCATTCCCGCTCCCTGGCGACCTTATCCGCATCCTGTCCGTTGGTCGTGACTACGACGATATCCCATACCGCATCGAGGGCAACCGGCTGCAGGCCAACCAGAACGTGATTTACCTGCGCTATATCTGGCGCAACGAGGATGAATCCACCTGGGACGCCTCACTCGTTAACCTGGCCGAGTCGATGATGGCTGCAAGGCTGGCGTACGCCGTCACCGGATCCGCCAGCCTGCGGGACAGTCTTAACCAGGAGGCGGAATACCGCCTGCGTCGGGCTAAAGCCATCGACGGCCAGGAAGACCCGCCGGAAGAGCTGGGCGGCTATCCGACCTATGAATCGAGGTTCTGATGCGCGCTAATCTTATAAAAACCAACTTCACCGCCGGCGAGATTTCCCCTCGGCTGATGGGGCGCGTGGACATTGCGCGTTATGCCAATGGCGCCAAAAGGATAGAAAACGGCGTGGTGGTGGTGCAGGGCGGAGTAATGCGTCGCCCGGGAACCCGCTTTGCCGCCGCCGCGAAATACGGCGATCGCCGCGCCCGGCTGATCCCCTACGTCTTCAACCGATCGCAGGCCTATATGCTGGAATTTGGCGACGGCTACATGCGCATTTATCAGAACGGCCGGCAGCTGGTTAACGGTAACGGCACGCCGTATGAAATCGCAAGTCCGTACACCGCCGCTATGCTGCCGTCTGTGAATTACGTACAGGGCGCCGACACCATGTTCCTGGTACACGAGTCAGTGAAGCCGCAGCGCCTTCAGCGCCGCGGGCAGCTCGACTGGGTTCTGGAGCCTGCGCCGTTCGAGGTAGAGCCATTCGACGAAATACGCGACACGCCGCAGAAGTGGTGCAGGCCGTCGGTTAAGGAGTTTGTCGGATCGGAAATCACGCTGACGCTGAGCGACGCTGAGCCAGAGAAGAATGAGGACGACGAATACGAGGATAACCCGCCGTTTTCTGGCGCTGGATGGGTGGCCGCCGACGTCGGATCCTATATTCGTATTAACGAGGGGCTGGTAAAAATTACCAGCGTCACCGATGCGCAGACGGCAAAGGGCGTTATCCGTACTGACCTGACCGCCACGCAGCCCGCATCGCCCGGGTCGTGGACACGCGAGGATACTGTCTGGACTGACGAATACGGTTATCCCGGCGCGGTGACGCTGTACCAGCAGCGCCTGGTGCTGGCCGGTTCGCCACGCTATCCGCAAACCGTCTGGTTCAGCGAAACGGGCGTATACCTGTCGTTCGAGCTGGGCACCGACGACGACGACGCCATGTCGTTTACCGTTTCATCTGACCAGCTCAACCCGATTGTACACCTGGCGCAGATGAACACTCTGATCGCCCTGACGTACGGCGGCGAGTTCACCATTACCGCCAGCAACGATGCGGCGATCACCCCGACCAACATATCGGTTAAAAACCCGAGCCCCTACGGCTGCAACAGCATCCGCCCGGTGCGTGTCGGTACCGAAATCATGTTCATCCAGCGCGCCAGCCTCAAGCTGTATGCTGTGGCCTACGATCCGGACAGCTATGTCGCGTATTCCGCAAATGACCTGACCGTCCTGTCAGAACACATTACCCGCGGCGGCGTGATAGATATGGCCTACCAGCAGCAACCGGATGCGTTCGCCTGGCTGGTACGGGCCGACGGCGTTCTGGTGACGATGGCGATCGACCGGGCGCAGGACGTCATTGCATGGTCCCGCCAGGTGACCGACGGCGCGTATGAGTCGGTGGCCTGCATCCCTTCGGATTCTAACGATGTGGTTTACGCCCTGGTGCGCCGGGAGGTGAACGGGCAGACAGTGCGCTACGTTGAGGTGTTCGACAGTGCTCTGAACACTGATGCGGCGGTGACTGGCAGCAGTGATGCGGGAACGGCCACCTGGGGCGGGCTGGCGCACCTGGAGGGCCGCACGGTTGATGTGGTCGCCGACGGCTCAGTGATGCCGCAGGCGACAGTCTCCGGCGGCCAGATAACGCTGACGCGCAAGGCGAAGCGCGTTGAAATCGGCCTGCACTATGAAACAACCATCGAGACGCTGACGCCAGAAGTGCCTACCTCCGAGGGCACCACGCAGAATTCCCGCAAACGAACCAGTGAAGTCACGATGCGCTTTCTGGAGACAACTGGCGCGGAGTGCAACGGGCAAATCATCCCGTTCCGCACCTTTGGCCCGAAAATCCTCAATCAGCCCGCGCCGCTGTTCACCGGCGATCACAACATGGGAAAACTCGGATGGGAACGCGGCGAGGATACGCTCGTAATCCAGCAGCGCCAGCCGCTTCCTTTCCACCTGCTCGCAATTATTTTCACTTTCACCAGTAACGGGGGCTGACATGGTACGTGATGCAACCGCCGGGGACATCCCGGCGCTTATCGAGCTGGCAACGCGGATGTATCTGGAGTCCCGTTATTCGCAAAACTCACCGTTCGATGTGGACAAATGCGCGGAGCTGGCCCGCAGCCTGATCGACGCGGCAGCCGGCTGTGTCCTGGTCGCCGAACGTGACGGGCAGGTTATCGGTTGGCTGGCCGGTGGCATAGGTGAGCAGTTTTTCTCGCGCCAGCTGATGGCCTTCGAATACGGGCTGTTTGTTGCGCCCGAGCATCGCGGCGGCAGCGCGGGCCCTCGCCTGGCTAAGGCGTTTGTTGCCTGGGCGACGACGCACGGTGCTGCGCTGATCAATATGGGGATCACTACCGGCGTGCACGCAGAACGCACCGGCCAACTGTATTCCCGCCTCGGCCTGCAGCAGTCGGGCCTGCTTTACTCGATGGAGGTTTAACGATGTGTACAGGTATTGAAGTGGGGCTGGTCGCGTCATCGGTTCTGGCCGCCGGCGGTGCGGTGGCCGCTGGGCAGCAGCAAAAGAAAATGGCGAATTATCAGGCCAATCAGGCAGAGGCAGACGCGGAGGCCTCCCGCGCAGCGGCCAGGGTGGAAGCCGAACGCATTCGAAAGGCCGGGCGTGAGCAGGCCGCCCAGGCCAACGCTGCGCTGGCGGGATCCGGTGTAGAGACAGGCGCGGGCACGGCGCTGCGCATTACCTCAGATATCACCGGCGATGCGGAGCAGGATGCGTATCAGACGATCCTCAATGGCGTTAATCAGGGGGCTAGGCTGAATGCGCAGGCTCAGGCTGACAGGATTGGCGGGCGCAACGCTGCTACGTCCGGATATATAAACGCCGGTAGCTCCTTACTTGCCGGCGGCGGTACTGCTTATAGCGGCTGGAAGAAAGCTAAAGAGGGGAATTACGGCTTGTTTGCGGGGAACGCCAAGTGAGAATACCAACAGGTAATTTCGGCAATATAGCCCCCCAGGCCAACACCACGCGAGTGGATGTTGGAAACGAAAGTGCTATTAGCAATGCGATAGCAAACTTAGGCTTTGCTGCTGGACGCGCGGGGGAGGATATCCAGCGGGAGCAAAATAAAGCAGATGTTTCCGCTACTCAGGCGATTCTGACTGACCTGGATGCCAGAGCGAGCGATCGCTGGGAAAACCCACAAACCGGGGCGCTGGTGACGCGCCAGGGATTTAAATCCAGCGGTGTGGGTCTGGATATGGATAAACAGGATTCTGCCGATTATGACGAGGCAAGAAAGAAGGTTCCGCCCGCCCAGCTGAATTACTTCGATGCACAATGGAAAGCCGGTCAGATCCGGAGGACCAGTACCTATAACAGCTTCGAGCGTTCGCAGACGGAACAGGCTCAACGCCAGCAGCTTAATGCTACCGTTTCGTCTTCCGTTGAGAAAGAGGCCAGCTCTTACGATGACCCCGCTCAGGCGGCGCTGGTACGCAGCGCTCGGCGGCACTCAATTGAGCTTTACGGCCAGGCGCAGGGGTGGTCACCAGAGCAGATATCTGCGGCGGTAGAAGACGCGAATCAGCAGGCCACTACGCAGCGCGCGCAGAACTACGCGGTTACCAATCCATTTGGCTGGCTTAACGGCGATTTTCAGTTGCAAGCTGGCAATGGCGAACTCGATATGCGGGCCGTGGGGCTGGTCGAATCTGGCGGTAAACACCGAAATGCAGACGGCAGCCTGGTTACGTCATCGGCCGGAGCGCAGGGTCAGTTCCAACTAATGCCAGGGACGGGTAAAGAGCTGGCGGCGCAGCGCGGTGTCGAATACAACCCTGACGACCCGGAGCAGCATGCGCAGCTGGCGCGCGATTATGCCGGACAGCTCAGTAAAAAATATCAGTCAGAGACTCTGGCTGGTGCGGCGTATAACTGGGGAATGGGTAACGTCGATAAGCTGATCGCCAAAGTGGGCGACCCGCGTAAGGGCGAAATCTCGATGGCTGATTTTGTCAGGCAAATGCCTGATGAAACCCGAGGGTGGTTATCGCGTTACAACAAGAATAAAACCGGTCTGGATCCTGTCGCCGTAAATAAAATCGATAATATTGCCCAGGCTCAAATACGGGAACAGCGAGAAGCGATGCGCCAACGGGTTGAGCCTGTTCTCAATAATACCTTCTCCCAACTTTATAATGGCGATGTACCTGAGGCTATGCCCAGCGCTTCGACGTTAATGCAGATGTATGGAGAAAAAGGGCAGCAGGTCGTTAAGCAGCTGGATATCGCTATCGATAACGCCAGAACTTTCCAGGCTATCCAGTACGTCACCCCGGCAGAGCAGCAGGCCGAGCTAAACCGAATTAAGCCCAAGGCAAACGATCCTGATTACGCGTTGAAGCTCGACGCGTACGGAAAATTAGGCGCGCTGGTCCAAAAAAGCAACGCAACAATCCAGGCCCAACGGGACGCTACGCGTTTTAATGAGGCGCTGACTATGGGGCAGAAGCTCGACCCGACCGACAAAGCCATGCAAAAGGCTGCTGATGCAACACCGACGGCCCAACACTTCCGCATTGCCGATGCGACAACGCACGACAACGTTGTGCAGCAGGTATCGCAGACAGGGATTGTGCCCTCCCAGGTAACCACGCAGCTTACTGCGGTCTCCCGGTCTCGCAGTCATGAGGTAGTACGGCAGGGCGCTGAGCTATTTAACCGGCTTTACGATACCGACCCCGCCTCGGTGGGGGATATGCCGAAGGATATGCAGGGCTTCTACCTGACGATGAAACAGCTCACTGATAGCGGCATGGCGTCGGATGCGGCCATCGAACATGCGCAGAACGTAACTTACGGCCAGACGGACGCCTTTAAGGCACAGCTGGCATCAGAACAGAGCACCAAGGACTATAAAAGCGAGCGCAGCTCAGCTATGAGTTCAGCGGCTAGCAGCATGGCGCAAGTTTTCCGCTGGGATCCCTCTGCCGATGACCAAACGCCTGAAGCCGTGCGTTTTCGAAATGACTACCAAACACTTTATGACATCAATTACCGTACCACAGGCGGTAACGCGGATGCCGCTAAGAAAATGACTAATCAGCAGATATCTCGCACGTGGGGTATCAGCGAAGTTAACGGCAGCGCCAAGTTCATGAAGTACGCCCCCGAAGCTCTCTACAACTTTGGCCCCTCTGGTTGGCAGGCGGCACAGTGGAAGGAGGAAAAAGAACGACTGACTTACGGCGACCGGAGCCAAACGATTAAGACCGACGCCACCGCACTGGGGATCACCTCCGGTGCCGGAGCGGTAATCGAATCAAAAAAACCAGACTCCATGATAGGCGGCGAACTGGAAATTACGCCTGACGTCGTTACCGCAAGCCAGGGTGACTACGCGATCATGGTGCGCGTGAAAGATAAGAGCGGCATTGAGTCAGTTCAGCCATTTTACGATAAATATGGTCGGGCCATGCGCTGGAAGCCCTCACTGGAAGACTGGGAACCCTATCAAAAGATGGAAAAAGAACGTCTGGAAAAAGAGCAGAGCGAGATCGCGAAGGGCCAGGATATTCGCGGATTTAAGGATAAGCACCGAGCGCTGGATGAACAATACCGACGTCTGCACGACCAGCGGGTCGATAAGTTAAAAAATTATTTTTCCTGGAGTAACCAATAATGCCGGTATACGCAACCCCCGATGAAATAAGCAACGGCTACACCCCGGGCGGCAACGTGCTGCCTGATCCCACCGGCTTTGATGTTTCGCTTCCTGAGGGTGCTAATCCACAACCCCAGCAACCTGAACCGTCAGTCTGGGGCGCTGCTTTTCGTCAGAATAACCTTCTGGCAGGAATGTTCCGGCCGTCAAAGCAATTTGAACCGGCTGAGGGCTATAACCCCTACAGCGACAAAAGCGAGTTGCGAGGTTATGAACAGTGGGGGTCGGAGTTCGCAGACTCTCGCTCTCCAGAGGAAACGGCCTGGATTAAACAGCAGATTGACGGCGAAAACGAAGATCGTCAGGTACTTTCAGAGGCGGGTTGGAATGGCACGCTCGCCAGTATAGCGGCGGGAGCGGTGGACCCTGTAACAGTTGCATCAATGTTTATTCCGGGGGCGCAGGGCGGCGCCCTGGCGCGTATATCTTCGCAAATCGCTATCGGCGCCGCCGGTACAGCGTTGAGTGAAGTAGCGCTTAATAACCAGCAATACACGCGAACGGCGCGTGAGAGCGCGGCCCACATCACCGCCGGCGCTTTGCTTAGCGGCGTTATCGCCAGCGCGGGCAGTGCCATTTCATCCTCTGTAAAAACTGCGGCGACACGTGAAGTCGGCGACGCTCTTAACAGTATGGATCTCTCACCGGCGGTAAACTCCGTATCGGACTCGCTTTCTGATTTACTCCCACAGGGCGGTAGCGTGGGTGCTGCGCGCATCGCTGAAGCAACACTGGAGGACCTGACACCGGTGACGGGAGGTGCCGTGGGGCAGTTGGCTAAAAAAGCAGGGAGCTACCTGACGCCGATCACCCGCCTGATGCAGTCACCATCTAAATCCGCCCGGCGCGCAGCGCTGGAGCTGGTTGAAAACAATTTCACGCTACAGGGAAATGCTCGGGGAATCGAAACCCCCGTTGCGGCTGAAACTCGCGTACGGGGATGGCGCCGTGAAGAGGCCGCGGTTGTGGTGGGGAATAAGCAGGCTTACTCTCAGTACAAGGCTGATGGCGGCGATCTGAGCTTTTCCTCGTTTCGGGAAGAGGTGGGCAGCGCGATGCGTAACGGCGACGTACACGCTAACGCAAAAGTGCAGGAAGCCGCTCAGGCCATGCGTACCGTAGTTAACCGGGTTAAAGTCGAGCAGCAGCGGCTGGGTTTATTACCGCCAGACGAAGAGCTAAAAGCGATGGGCCAGACCAGCTATTTCCCCCGTGTATACAAGGTCGGTAAGATAGTTAGTGAGCGCGACAAGTTCCGCTCTATGCTCGTTGACTGGTGGTCGCGTGGCGAAAAAACCATGTCGCGTGAAGAGGCTGAGATCACGGCGGACGCCACCATTAACAAGATAGTCGGTGCAAAAATTCCACAGGACTTTGCCAACGTCTTTATGGTCAAGTCGGCAGGAAGCACAAAGAGCAGAACGCTCAGCGTCCCCGATCGCATAATGAAAGACTACCTGGAAAGCGACGCTAATTACGTGCTGCAGCGCCATATCCGGGATGCTGCCGCCGAGATAGAACTAACGCGAACTTTCGGATCGCGCACGATGGACAAGCAGCTGAAAGACATTCAGGACGAGTACGACGCCCTGATGCGCGATAACCCGGCAGGCCAGGCCAAGCTGGCTAAAGCCAGAGAAAATGACCTCCGCGATATTCTGGCGCTGCGTGATCGACTGGCCGGTACCTACGGCATGCCGGACGACCCCTCTTCGTTCTTCGTGCGCGCCGGTGCCTTTCTCCGCAGCGCCAACTTTGTAACCAAGTTGGGCGGCATGACGTTATCAGCTATCCCGGATCTCGCCCGCGGCGTGATGGTCAACGGCTTTGGTAACACCATGCGGGGCTATTCCGCACTGATTTCACGCTCACCGGCTTTTCAGGCCAGCAAAATGGAAATGCGTAAAATGGCGGTGGGCCTCGAAACCATTTTGCATACACGGGCGCGTACGATGGGGGATCTGGTAGACGGGTCTGCGCGAACAACTGCGGTCGAGGCCGGGATGGAGCGCGTCACCGATGTTTTCGGCAAGCTCACCATGATGGGGCACTTTGACGACATGAATAAATCGGTCAACGGCATGATCGTGGCTGACGGCATACTGGGTAACGCGTTCCCCGCGAGGCGGCTGGCTAAGCTGGGAATTAACGATAACATGTCCGCCCGTATCCGTGCGGAGTTTCAGAAGCACGGTGAGACAATCGATGGGTGGCACGTAGGCAATTTCGAGAAGTGGGACGATCAGCATGTTGCTGGCGTATTCCAGGCCGCTGTCCTCAAGGACGTGAATAATACCGTGATAACGCCGGGGATCGGAGATACGCCGCTATGGGCCAGCACGCCGCTAGGGAAAACTGTATTCCAGTTTAAGTCCTTCACTACAGCTTCCTACAATCGCGCGACGCTGGGGGGACTGCAGGAGGGAACCGGACAGTTTTATTACGGCACGGCCTTCCAGGTGGGGCTGGGAGCACTGACTTACGCTCTCAAGCAGACAGCGGCGGGTAAGGAGGTGGACTGGTCACCGCAGAAACTGGTGCTGGAGGGTGTGGATCGCTCCGGCATTCTGGGCCCGCTGATGGAATACAACAACATGGCGGAGAAGGCCACCGGCGGTATGGTAGGTCTTGGCGCGGTACTCGGCACCGGAACCCAGTCCCGTTATGCCAGTCGCGGCTTCATAGGTTCAGCGCTGGGGCCGACCTTTGGTCTGCTCGATACTGTTACCGATGTGACGGCTGGAGTGCTGAACGGTGATGCTGGCGACCGCGTGCTACACAACGTCCGCACACTACTGCCAGGCAATAACCTTTTTTGGATTGCACCGTTGATTAATCAGGTAGACCCAGGAATGCGTTAACGTTTTAGTCGGCGATAGACTAATGTAACCAATAAGATACATATAATAGATACAATAGCGCTGGATGCCATGAAGGTTTTAAATTCTCCAGCGCTTTCCACACCTAAAACACTTTTTCGCGCGTCAATTTTAAGCTTTATGGCTTCTGTTTCTTGAGGCGACCGCGAGTCTGTGAAATCAGTTGCAAACATCTCATACCCGCGAATCTCACCTTTTAATGTGTAAGGGTTATAGCCTTCTACAGTTTTAAATTTAGGAGTTGGCATCAACGCGTCAAATACAGTTAACGAACGCTCATGTTGCACCGGCTCCGGGTTTTTAGCTAAAGCAGGACGGATCTCATTAGCAGTAATAGGTGACATCGGTACAAGTGGAGTTTCTTTCCGAACAGAAGCATTGCTTTCAGCCATGCGTATGGTCCTTATTTTCTCACTAAAGTATGTTTTATCCTGTGCCTTAGATTTTAGCAATAAGGGGGCGGTGTTGAGACGAAATGCGACTACTTGCGACGGTATGCAATAAGTCAGGATTCCGACCCTCACCCCGGCACATCATAGCCTCATGGATAACCACGAGGCTTTTTTATGCATTCAGATTACAAAACCCGGCTGACGGCGCTGACCGATAAATTAACTGATGTGGTGCTGCACGAGGCCGATCCCGACAACTGGCCGGGCGCTGACAAAAAGCCCAGCGAGCTGACCAAAGACGAGCGGGGCGATCGTTACTGGGACAAGAAGAACGCGGCGGCGTCTCTGACGCTGCTGATTAAGGTACATTCGCTGATCGGCATGCAGACGCGCGGCGGCACGCCGTCGGACAATCCCGGCCAGGACGATGAGGCGTTCGAGCTGGGTAAGCAGGTATCAAAGGCCGAGCGCGAGGCGGCGGCCATCATTGAGCGCCTGCAGCAGCAAAAAGGCAAAAAGTGATTTCGTTCCTGGCCTTCTTTTTGATGTGGGCAGAGCGGATGAACTGGGACGTTCCCGACTGCCATTACCGCGCGTGTCACTGGCTTGAGCATCGCGGCAACCTTGCGGTGCTCCGGTGTTTTCGCGGGTTCGGTAAATCTACGATCCTGGGCGTGTACAACGCCTGGCGCTATTACTGCGATCGGCAGTACCGCATCCTGCACCAGTCCGAATCCGACACCACCGCCCGCAAGACATCTCGCGACACGCAGAACGTCCTGCGCAACCATCCGCTGACCAAAGGCATGCTTCCTGACGGATTGGGCACCATCGAGCAGTGGTGGGTTAACGGCTCGCTGGATATGCGAAACGCGAGCATGTTCGCCAAGGGCATCCTGTCGAACGTCACCGGCTCCCGCGCCGACGAGTGCCAGAATGATGACGTGGAGGTGCCGGGGAATATCCAGACGCCTGAAGCGCGCGAAAAGTTGCGCTACCGGCTCAGCGAGCAGACGCACATCCTGATCCCCGGCGGCCGCAAGCTGTTTATCGGTACTCCGCACACCCACGACAGCCTCTACGATGAAAAAGAGGCCGAGGGAGCCGATTGCCTGACGATTAAGCTATTTGCCAAAGAGCACCGTGTCGAAGCGAAGAAGGCCACGCGCACGCGCTACCGGGTGCCGTTCCGCCCTGAATACGTCTTTGTCGGGATCCACAAGGCGACCAAACTGCTGCGCGAAGGCATCGACTACAAGCTGACGGCCGACGGCGTGGAGTTCGCCGCGGCGCCAGAGACTGTCGTCGATTTCTATGCCGGCTGCGCCTGGCCGGACCGGTTTGACCATGACGAGCTGGTGCTGCGCCGCAAGGAGTGCCGCACGGTCAACGAGTGGGACAGCCAGTACCAGCTTCACAGCAAGCCGGTCGGCGAGGTGCGCCTCGACCCCGACCGCATCCGCGAGTACAACATACAGCCGGAGATCCGCTACGCCAACCGCGCCGCGTCGATGTGGCTCGGCCAGACGCAGATCGTCGGCGCCGTGGCCTGGTGGGACGTGGCCACCGGCAAAGTTAAAGCGGATGCGTCGGCATTTTCCCTGGTGCTGACCGATGCGCGCGGCCACCTGTACTGGCACATCTGCCAGGAATTAACCGGCGAGCTGGCGGAGTTCGGCGAAAACGACAAAATTACCGGCGGACAGGTGATGCAGATTAAAGAGCTGGTGCTGAAATATCAGATCCCGCTGGTCTGCGTTGAGGTCAACGGCCCCGGCTCGTTCGCGGGCAAATTGCTGCGCCAGGCACTCAAAGGCACCGGCTGCGGCGTGCGGGAAGAGTTCAGCGTCACTAACAAGCAGAAAAGGATTTTAGATGCGTTTGAGGCCCCGCTCTCGTCGCGGTTCCTGTGGGCGCATACCGACGTGCTAGACGGCCCGATGTACGACCAGTTGAGAGACTTCAACCCTGCGCTGACCAACCAGCCGGATGATTACATTGACTCCGGCGCCGGTGCGATCAGCGAAACGCCGGTGCGCATCGGTAAATTGGTCGGGATTCCGACCGGTCAGGCGCGGGAACATTGGCAACCAAATGACGGCGATCACGTGGTCGCCGTGGACTATTAGCCAGCCAGAGGTTCCCCCATGTCGGTACCTAACCAGACTCCCTACAACATCTACACGGCCAACGGGCTGACGACGGTTTTCGCCTATGAATACTACCTGCTCAGTGCAAGCGATATCCAGGTAACGATTAACGGTACAGAGGTCACGTCCGGCTACACCGTGGCGGGGGTAGGCAACATGGGGGGTGGGCAGGTTATTTTTATCACGCCTCCTGCAAACGGCGCCACTGTGATCCTGGAGCGCGTGATCCCGACTTACCGGCTGACGGATTACCAGGACAATGGAGACCTGCTGGCGGATACCGTCAATAAAGACTTTGACCGGCTGTGGATGGCGATTCAGCGCGCGTTTATCTATCTGGGTGTAGCGCTGCGCCGGCCGCTGTTTGGTGGCGGACCATTCAACGCCGAATGGTATCGTATAGAGCACTTGAGCGACCCGGTATACCCACAGGATGCTGCAACAAAAAATTATGTTGATACGAACGTTACTTCTAACAAAAACTACATAGATAACTTAATCGCGATAGAGCGCGGCGAACGTATCCAGGCGGATAACAAGGAGACTACAGCCCGGATCCTTGGTGATGCAAATACACTTCGCCAGTCGAAAGCGTATACAGATACGCAGTTGGTTGGCAATATTGAGTTGAACGGCGCAACAAATGTAGGTATGTGGTTTGCGACCACGCATATGGCAATGCAAAGCACGCATACTTACACCGAGATTTACACCCGTGGGTTCTACGAGTCTGGCGATGGCGGAGACGGAACCTGGGCATATACCGGAGTGACGGATGCATCTAAATCCGGTCAGCATATTGCCAGCGAGGCAAAATTTTATAATGCGGTGGGTAACGAGTATCAGCTGGTGATTACCGCGTCAGAAATTGATGCACGCATTAACGGTGCGCTGGAGGTTTATAATCTCAATGGCGATGAATTTATTTGCCTGAACGACGTACTTAACGGAATTATGAATGTTTTCGGCTACCCATATGCCGACTTTGGCTACAGCGTATTGAACGGTACGGGGCTGTATAACTCCATCAACGTGAAAGTCCGTGGGGCATTATTCCGTATTGGGCGCTCTACATTTGAATTGCGGGCAGGTGTTAATGTAGATTACGGTAACTCGTATATCAGAGTAAAACCGGCTACAGGATACGATTACGCGACCACGGGTCGCCGCATTCATGCTGTGAGCACAAAAGAGTTTGCGCGTTATTTCAGGAATCTGGGCACATCATGGGATCTGCCGTCTGTTTCGTTTAATAAAATTCAGGGTGGTTATTTTACCGGGGATCACCTTCCTTCAATCACGCGCGACGGGGCAACCGCTGGCGTAGGCTTGTTTATTATTAACCCTCAGCACGTTGTTATCGAAAACGTTCACGTTGACGGGTTCCTGTGCGGCGCAGTGGCGCGTGAGTGGAATGCTACGTTGCGCGCGTCGGCGAACATGATCAACCCAGCCGCGGACTACGTTTTACAAAAAGACGATGCGCCAGGCCGACAGCAGGGGCATTTCTACGGCATTGAGTTTAACAACTGTCATTTTGAGGGGAATCGTGACTGCGAGTTGATTAATATGTGTGACTGGGCCAGCCGGTTTGGCGGCACAATTATTAATAAACGCGCATGGGGGCTCGGTGTTGATGGAGATCGCCCTCGTCATTTACTGATAAACATCGGAGCAAAATTCCAGGCAGCTGGCGGGCAAATCGGAGTATATCACGACAACTATACCTCTGGTACATCCCCGTTATACCCTTACAGTTACGCGCCTTCTGAAGCAACAATTTATGATGCGTGTAAAGGATCATCCTATGGTGCATTTTATTCAGAATGGAACAGGACGTTATTTAAATTTGGCCCCGTTAACTATGAATACTCCGGCGGAAATCCGGATAGCCTGAGCACTACCCAGCGATACTGGGGTATTAAAATTGACCACGATTCAGAATATAAACCGAGCCAGTTTTCTAACCTGATTAATTTCTCTTCTGATTATTTTGGGCGATTCTCCGGTGATGATTATAGCGGCTGGACGTGGACTGATGCTGACGCCGGCTATTCTCAGGCGGCGGTGCCTCGCGCGCTAACTACTCTGAGTGTAGGGTCACCCGTGCTCGACCGTGGAGCGTTTGACCACGGAGGATTTGATTTTAAATATGGTACCTATAACGTCGGATTTGGTAATAATATATTGCCGGATGTGGATTCGCTGCGCGGTCAAGTATGGTCGCGAGAGTTTCTTGGCGAAAATGGATTAATGGTAAACGAAGGGGAGTTATATTTCCCGCTGCGTAATCCTGCGTATGATTCAAATATCATTATCTGGTTTAAAGACCTGGCTAACGGTTACACACCGCGTAACGTCAGTATGAATGCGTATTCTCACATAGATGGCGCATCAAATATGGTAACACGGTATGGAACAGTGGGTAACTCGCTGATTAACTATGGTAATGGTTATAAGGCAATCGTTATACGTAACGTCCAGCCGTTTGGCATGTCGGATCAGCGCGGCTGGGGACCGCAACGCCAGCTTGTCATTACTGTTAATAAAGCGCACCCAATCATCATTAAATCAATCCAGGCTTTCACGGGTGGTATCCCTGTATTTCCTGTTGACCTTGGCCCTTATATCCCTGCGAGCCAATGCAATGGTATCTGGGGGACCCAATCAGCAGCGGATGCAGTTGATTTATATCCTAACAGTTTGGGCGGCGGTGTATTTTTCCCTGGTGATGTTGTGGATGGCTGGTCGTATGTGCGAAGAACCACGCGCTGGACCAACGCACTTGACACCGGGAAGTACGGAAACCCATTGAAACGCCGGGTAGTTTCCGGCGGCTCGGCAATCGGTAGCTATTTGTCAGCATCGTTTAGCGGCGTAATCGTCGCAGCAGACGGCAACTCAACTACGGTTGAGATAAACGGCGGGTATCTGGGGTATTTGTGCCTGGGGGTTCCTGCGTACGTTTCTGCCGGGGGAAATGTTGGCGCATATAACCTGGTATCCAGGGTAATTAACGCGGACGGCACCCTGTCTAACCGTTATGTCATCGCGGGGAACATTGGGGCGATAGGATCAAATCTGACGTTTAACAACTCACGTATCGCAGCGTATACCTATCAGTCAACCGAAATTGACAACTCTACCGGCGCGAACCTGTCGTTAACAGCAAATCTGACAGTGGGTGGTGTTACGACGTTGAATGGTACGCAGGTAAATATAAACAGTGGTGCAATATTTTCTGCCAATGCGAGACCCTCAGCCCCAGCCTCATATAACCTTGGGGGCTCGGCATTCCCATGGAATAATGGATACTTTAATAACACTCCCATCGTGGTGTCCGACTCCCGACAGAAGCCAGTACAGGAACAGTTTACCGATGATGAATTATCAGTAGCGACGAAATGCGCATCCCTTTATTTAAAATATAAATTAGGTTCAGCTATTGACGAAAAAGGTGAGTCGGCTGCGCGTTACCACATTGGTGCTATAGCTCAGGAGGTTATCCAGGTATTTACCGACCATGGTCTTAACTGGAAAGAATATGGAATTGTTACTCATGAATCATGGGAAGGAAAGGACGCGGTTATCGAGTCCTGGGATGATGAGTGGGACGAAACCCCAGAGGTACGTGACGCGGAGGGGTATCTGTTGCAGGGGGCGCGAAGGACACTTATTCGCGCGGCCGGTAGTCGTGTTATTTCTCCTGCGGTAGAGCCCGGGGATATGTATATGCTGCGCTACGATGAGTTTAACTGTTGGGTTAATGCTGGCCTGGCGGCGCGTTTAGATAAACTAGAGGCTCTCATTCGCCAATAGTCAGGATTCCGACCGGCTCGTCGCCTTACCCTCGGGTCACTACATACAGGGACCCCCAGGGGGTAAGGCATGCGAATGAATAACATTTCCGACGTGGCGGCAGGCGCATCTTACGTCACTTCGATCAGCAGTGGTGGTTTTTGGCTGCTTCAACTCCTCGATAAAGTCAGTCCGAGCCAGTGGGCCGCTATCGGCGTTATTGCGAGTATCGCCTTTGGTCTGCTGACCTATCTGACCAACCTCTATTTCAAAATAAAAGAAGATCGTCGCAAGGAAACCCTTTATGGCGAGCACCCGGAGTAAGCTCAGCGCTGCGGTGCTCGGCCTAGTGCTGGCGGGCGCTCCGGCCTCCGTTATTCTCGATCAGTTCCTCAACGAAAAAGAGGGCAACAGCCTGACGGCGTACCGGGACGGATCCGGCATCTGGACGATTTGCCGCGGCGCCACGCGCGTGGACGGCAGACCGGTGGTGCAGGGCATGCGCTTGACCCAACAGAAATGCGACCAGGTGAATGCGGTGGAACGCGATAAGGCGTTGGCCTGGGTAAACCGCAATATCCACGTGCCGCTGACCGAACCACAGAAGGCGGGCATTGCCTCGTTTTGCCCGTACAATATCGGCCCCGGCCGCTGCTTCCCCTCAACGTTCTACCAGCGCATAAATGCCGGCGACCGCCGCGGAGCCTGCGAAGCTATCCGGTGGTGGATTCGCGACGGCGGCCGCGACTGCCGGCAGACGAAAGGCCAGAAGAACGGCTGCTACGGACAGGTGGTCCGCCGCGACCAGGAGAGTGCGTTAACGTGCTGGGGGATAGACGAGTGACTATCAAAATTAAGTTGCTGATCGCCGGTGCCGTGGTGGGGCTGTTTGTCGCTATTTTCTATGCCGGCTATCTGCGGGGCTGGTACGCCCATAGCGAACAGGTAAACCAGGCAGCAGCAAAGAAAAGCAAAAAGACTGAGAAGGCGATCGCCGCCGGCGAGCAAAAAGCGGCTACAGCCGCCACCGAGGGGCGCGTGGTCTACCGAACCATTTACAGAGACGTGGTGAGATATGTCAATAATCCGGACCGTACTGTGTGCCAGTTTGATAGCGACGCTGTGCAGCTGCGCCAGCGCGCCCTCGACGCGGCCAACACCATCAGCGGATTTGATGCAGGAGCCGTGCCGGGGAGCCAGTCAGGCGGGGGCAAATAGCGACGAGGACCTGCAGGCGGATGTCGAAACGGCGGAGTGCCTGCGCCAGCTGCGGCTGAATACCTACCGCTGGCAGGCGTGGTACCGGGCGACGGAGTAGCGCGTTTTGTTCCCTTTTTGAGAATAGAATGAATACGGGTACCTATTTGGGTACCTGTTTATTTATATAATAAAAATAACAATATTTACATGAAGTTGCTTTATTTGTTCGACTCCTATTATCGGCACCAGTCACTTCTATCTCATTGATTTAATTAACGTTAAATTCATTCAGAGTGAAATCGCGTAGCCTCTACTACATAGAGGTCATACAGCCGATGGCTCAACGTGATAATCTGTATCGCCGTAGCAGCGGTATTTATGTTGTCCGTATTGCAGTTCCCGCCCGATACCGTCTCTACACGGGACAGCGTGAGATTCACGCTTCAACAGAAACAAACGACATCAGAAAAGCGCGAGCGATTGCCGCAGTCCTATTGGCTGTCTGGCAGCGATGTTTGGGTGAGTATCAAAAATTGGATAGAGAAAAGTTGGTGAGCAGTGCGCCTGCTTTGGCGGGCGAAGGAATGATCAGCCTTGCTGAATTTTGCGGTTTAACGAGTGCTTCCCTGCAACAAGTTGCTCAGCGCCTGCTTGATACGAATATCCCGCTGTTTTGGCTTGCTGATGGGCGTCCTGCTTACTATGTTGAAGACCTTTCACTCGTTGATAAAGACGATCCTGAGGTTTCTGGATTTATCATCGATAGTGCCATTAACATCGGTATCAGAGGTTCTCTGAGCGGTTATGTTCAGCCCTTGGTTTCATCACGTATATTACGTCAGATGATCGCTGGCGAGCCGCTGGATGCAGAAACCGCATTTAAATCCTTAGAGGCTTCATCCAAAGCCGCTTGGTTCGTTGACTTTCCCGGTGTCGAAATCTCGCCTAATTCATTGATGATTCATCGTGTTCAAGCCGAGCGCTTACGATTATTTTGGCTGTCACATAGCACCGCAGTTTCTCCAGTCATGCCAGAGAAACCAAAAGCAATTACCCCTGTATTATTGCCCTCATCAATACCGGATAATGAATATGTAAATCGTAAATACTACTCAGTGAAAATGAGCGAGTTATGTGAAAAATATATTCGCTACAAGCGCGGGGGGAAATTCACGGAAAAGGCAGAGAATCGAGTCCGGGAAGGTTTTGGCTTACTCCTTGAAGTCATGGGTGATTCAACGCTTGAAAAAGTTGACCGTGACTTCCTTCGTAAGTATGAGAGCTTACTAAGGTCGATACCTGCAAGGCGCGATCTGGCGAAAATAAGATATAAAATCAATGATGCTCATGAATTGATTGGCAAGGCAAAAGAGAATGGCGACCCTCTAATGAGCGATAATGCCGTTCGTAAATATATGCGAATTCTCTTCGAGGCTTTCCAGTGGGCTGATGGAGAAGGCATTTTTATTAAGTCTCCTGCGAATAAATTCTTTGCACCTGTTGAAAATGAAAAGATGGATCAGGATTTCAAATCTGATTTTACTGATGAGGATTTAAACGCTATTTTTGGTATGCCTTAGTATAAACGTGGGACTGTCGATAAAAACAGCCAGGGGCAATTCCATCATTATCGTGCATTTCATTACTGGCTACCGCTAATTGGTTTTTTTACCGGCGCGAGGATAAATGAATTATGTCAGCTTTATCTTGACGATATTAAGCAGGATGCGGTCGGGTTTTATTTCTTCGAAATCAGCAATGAGCGTGCCGATCAGTCGCTAAAAACTATTCATTCGCGACGGAAAATACCGTTGCATCCGACATTGATCAAACTTGGATTAGCCCGCTATTGCGAAGCATTGAAGAAAGCAGGCCATGAACGTTTATTTCCCGAGCTTCCTTACCACCCTGTAAAAGGATATGGCGATAAAGCTTCGGACTGGTTTAATCGCTCGTTGCTCAAAGAACGGTTAGGCTTTGAAAAAGAGAGCAAAAAATCTTTCCATTCATTCCGTCACACGTTTTCCACCAGGCTCAAACAAGCTGGAATCGACAGCGAGACGCGTGCGCAGTTTGTTGGACATATCCGCGGTTCTGGCGAGACAGAGAACCGGTATAGCAAAGATCATCCACCAGCGGCTCTCTATGCTGTTCTTGAGAGCGTTACGCTAGGGCTACCGGAAGTTGCTCCATTTGTTTGCGAAGATGGTGTGGCTGCTGTAGCTGATGCGCTACGGATTAAGCAGAGCAACAAATCGCGAAAAGAATCAAAATAGTCCAAATCTCACTCTCTCAGAGCGGCTCTGGTTCATTATCGACTCTCGTTAGGAATATGAATTTCTTATTCATAATTTCAATATTTAAAGTGCATTGATAAAGGCTTGATCAACAAGCCTTTAATACAATCATTTGAAAAAATCTGATGAGTTTCGTTGTTGAATTCGATCATTCATAGTCAATCCACCTTTCCATCTTCCATCTTTTTGATATCTATAAAAGAAAGGTTTTATGCTATTTGCATAATCTGCTTTTATTCTCAGGTTATCAGAATTTACGTGATCGCTTTGAATAAAGCCAGTGCAGTATGAATATGACGATATAGGCATAATTAAAGCCGAAGCTATAATATCTGTTAATTGAAGCATAACATGATTGTGGCTCTGTCCAAATGTTGGCATTTCACATACTTTTGGATAGGCATCACCACTTAATTTATTCTTCTTGGTAAAAAGAGAATGGGATAGCTGCTCATTAAGTTGGAGAGTTCTGTTATCTGAAATTACTATGCCTTCGCTGTTATTTGATGTTAAATATGAATTAAAATTGTCATATAGGCATTGCACTGCTGATGTATATACTGCAATCCCGTTAAAAGTATCTCCAGGCTTTTTTATATAAACGCGAGATAATATTTTTACATCATGTTTATTAATAATCTTTAATATCTCATCAATAAATCTTTTTGCCCTTCTCCGGGCTTGTTTCTTTTTATAAGCTGAACCACTATAACGAATGTCTTTTTTTATATCGCTGCCTTTAAGCTCCTCTTTAGAAAGATTTAAACGCTCCTCAAAACTTATCTTTGGCTTATATATAAGTCTCTTGAGACTTAAAAAATCTTTTGTAATCGAATATAACTTATCGGATTTTATTATTAAACCAGTTAGAATAAAGATAGGCTGGACAGGACTGGTTGAGCTGGGAAGGGTGCCAGGGCATCCAGCTTCATCTATATACATGATATGCATTACGATCTCCATATACAACTAAAGCCGCATAAGCGGCTTCAGGAAACGTCGCCTTAAAGTTTACACCCTAAGTTCGACTAGAAACTAACGTTTCTGACAAGAATTATACTTATGAAATCTTAGATAGCAAGATTTTTCGAAACTTCAATCATGATATGGTTTTTTTATATTTAAAATCATTAGGTTAAACGTCATTGTTCTTGCCAGTAAACGACCGTTTTTGGCACCTCCCAATCGCACGCTTTCACACTGTTGGAAAAATAGCCTTGGCTTTTCTGACAGGCCATCCTAATGTTGGCCTCGTTTTCTGGCAGGGGTCAGATGGGGAGATAACAATGGCTACTTTTGATCCTCCCCTCATAATGTGGACACGCTTCTAAGCGAGGTTCTTTTTTTCAAATTGCTCCGGGCTGAGACCGCCACACGCACTGTGACGACGCCAACGATTGTAATCGCACTCAATGTAATTAAATACCACGGTACGCATATCATCACGACTGATTAGACACTCACCGTGGATACATTCCACCTTCAGCGAGTGGAAAAAACTTTCCGCACAGGCATTGTCATAGCAGCACCCTTTGGCACTCATGCTGCCACGAAGGCCGTGCTGCATCAGTAGGGCATGATAATCTGCTGAGCAGTATTGGCCGCCGCGATCGCTGTGAGCAATAACATTCATTGGCCGCTTACGCCGCCAAAGCGCCATCTGCAGGGCATCGCACACCAGCTCTGCTGTCATCCGGGATGACATTGACCAGCCAATGACCGCACGGGACCACAGGTCAATCACCAC